TCTTTTAGTGGTCTTACCGAAAGTTCATCTTTTTCAGAGCAAGCAAGTAACTCCAATTTTTCCTTGCGAGGAATTGGAAAATTGCCAGAGTATTCCAAGTTAATTGCTAATTGGTGTATAACTAACTATTCATATGATTATCTGATGGATGGGAACAAAGGTGCTTTTATGTATCTCGATCCTCCTTATGATATTAAGGATAATCTCTATGGGAACAAAGGATCAATGCACAAAAGATTTGATCACGATAAGTTTGCTGCTGATTGCGATACTAATAATATGGATCAATTGATCAGTTATAATTCAGATCAACTTGTGAAGGATCGTTTTAAGAACTGGAATGCTGTTGAGTTTGATCTTACGTATACGATGAGATCTGTTGGTGAATATATGCGAGAACAAAAACAACGTAAAGAACTTTTGCTTTTTAATTATGGAATTGAAGGACTGGTTGGACTCAATTAATTTTACGAAAGAAGATTTGTCGGAGAGTATTAAAGATTATCCTCCTTATATTATTAATAAATGTTTGTCCGGACATATTGATTGTGTTCTTTTTGTAAATGAAATGAATATGATGCATCAACTTGATAAAGATATGCAATATTCATTTTATCTAAATAGTCTAAGGAAACGGAAGAGATTTTCTCCCTGGCTCCGTAAAGATAAGATTACAGATTTAGAATGTATTAAATCATACTATGGTTATAGTAATGAAAAGGCATCTCAAGCACTGAAAATCTTAACAAAAGAACAACTAACTTTCATCAAACAAAGACTTGATATTGGAGGAAAAAAATGACTACTACGGTAGAACCTACTGTTGAATGGTCTCAAGACCAAATGGTAGAGGTGATTCTTAATGAACCTGATGATTTTCTGAAAGTTCGTGAAACTTTGACTCGCATCGGAGTTGCATCAAGAAAGGAGAAAAAACTTTATCAATCCTGCCATATTCTTCACAAGCAGGGTAGATATTATATTGTTCACTTTAAGGAACTGTTTGCTCTTGATGGTAAACATGCAAATCTTACTGTGAATGATGTTCAGCGTCGTAATCGTATTGCACGTCTTCTTGCCGATTGGGGTTTAATTACTGTCGTAAAGGCAGATTCCGTTTCTGATATTGCACCACTCAATCAAATTAAAGTCCTTGCATATAAGGACAAGGGTGATTGGATTCTGGAGCAAAAGTATAATATCGGTAAGAAAGGAAAAGCAGTAGAAACCGAATAAATAGTTTGGTGCCATTCGTGCGGCACTCTACAAAAGTCGGAACACCCTAAAGAGAAGTACGGTTTTTACCTTGCTTCTCTTTTTGTTTTATGATTAAATAATATTGATCGCCTTATAGGGATCACACAATCAAACCTCGCTTTTAAAGGAGCTACTATAATGACTAATCTGATGAAGTATCAGGCTGCGGATCTTCCTGCTTTGCTGGAAAGAATTAATCGCAATACGATTGGTATGGATGAATACTTTGATCGTATTTTTAAAATTCACGAAACAACCTCTAACTATCCCCCCTACAACCTAGTTCAAGTAAGCAACGTAGAATCGCGACTTGAACTTGCACTTGCTGGATTTAAGAAGAAGGAGGTTTATGTCTACACTCAAGACGGCAAACTCTTTATTGAAGGTCAAAAAGAAGATAAAGAAACGGAGTTCAACTATCTCCACAAGGGTTTGGCTCAACGGTCATTTACACGTTCCTGGACACTCTCTGATGATACGGAAGTTAGATCAGTTGATTTTGAGGATGGGCTTCTGACAGTCACTCTTGGTAGAATTGTTCCAGATCATCATAAGAGAAAGGATTATCTCTAAATAAAAATAAAAAATGAAAACTTTTCAGGAATTTGTATCTATAATTAAAGAAATGAAAGGTGATTTTGGATATGGTGTTATGCCACCAAAACCAAAATGTTATGGAAAAACCACTACATATGCTATGCTTCCTGGAAAGAAGGTTTGTAAGTTTAAAAGAAAGAGATAAATATAATTGAATATCGTCGGCGCATGAGGAGCACCTGGCAAAATCCAGGATAACTCCTCATTTTTTATAAATACCAATAAAGAGTAGGTGTGATTTTAAATGGAATATTATACATATGCTTATTTTGATGAAAATAATATTCCTTATTATATTGGTAAAGGAAAAGGTAAAAGAGCTTGGGATAAAAATCACTCTGTTTTAATACCTCCAAATGAAAGAATAGTAATTTTGAAGGACAATCTTACGGAGGAAGATGCATTTAAGCATGAAATTTATTTAATCGAAATTCTTGGTAGAAAAAGTCAAGGAACTGGTATATTGGAAAATATACATAGTGGTGGATGTCAACCCTCTGGATTTATACAGCACTCGGAAGAAACTAAATCTATGATGAGATTGAGAAGACACAGTGAAGAAACAAAGAGAAAAATCGGAGAATCTTCAAAAGGACGCCCCTGTAAAGAAGAAGTAAAACAAAAATTATCAAAACTGTGGACTGGAAGAAAATTAACAGAGGATACGAAAAATAAAATAAGTAAATCTCATATGAGTAAAAAATTAAGTGAAGAGACAAAAAGAAAAATGAGTGACGCAAAAAAACAAATGAGTGAAGAGACGAAAAGAAAAATGAGTGAAAAGGCAAAATTGAGAGAAGCAAAAAAACGAGGAGAAACTTGACTCCTCCTTTTTTTATTGCTAGAATAATCGGAGGTATGAGACAAAAATGACTGTAAAACTTGCACTATTGAAATCTGGAGAGGATGTAATCGCAGATATTCAAGAAATGGTTATTGAAGAAAAAGTAGTTGGATATATCTTCAATAAACCTTGTCATATTAAAATGAAATTGAAAGAAGAAGATGAAAAATCTGATTCTGTTAAGATTAGATTGGTTCCTTGGATTCTTCTTTCAAAGGATACAAAAATTCCAGTATCCTTGGATTGGGTAATTACTATAGTGGAACCAATCGATCAACTTTCTAAAATGTATCAAGAGGATATTTTAAACAATGGAAATAGTCAAAATATTGTTATTAACCAACAATCAAATTCTGATCAGTCGGATTGAAGAAGTTGGTGCTGATATTGGAGAACCCGATTGCAAACTTGTTAATCCGTTTGTAGTGAAAAGTGATAAAACTCTAGATCCATTTCTCTGTGGATATACAAAACAAAATACATTTATGATGAGTTCGGATAAAATTATTACACTTTCTGATCCAACTCCAACTCTACTTGAAAAATATGGGGATTTAATTAAGGAATGAATTTTTACACTAATGTTCAATTGATTGGAAATCAATTTTTGGTTCGTGGAGTACAGAATGGTAAAAGATTTGAAATAAGAGATGAGTTCTTTCCAACTCTTTATGTAAAAACTAAAAAAGACCCCAAGTATAGAACATTAAGTGGAGAAGCAGTAGAACCTGTAAAACCTGGAACTGTTAGAGATTGTCGTGAGTTTTATAGTAAGTATGAAAATGTGGATGGATTTGAGATCTATGGAAATGATCGATATATCTATCAGTATATCTCAGAAAAGTATCCAGAAGATGAAATTAAGTTTGACATCAGTAAAATCAAACTTGTAACGTTGGATATTGAGGTTGCCTCAGAACAAGGATTCCCTGATGTAGAATCTGCTTCAGAAGAAATCTTGTCTATCAGTATTCAGGATTATACAACCAAGAAGATTACAACCTGGGGAGTTAAACCATTTAATAATACTCGTAAAGATGTCACTTATTATCATTGTCCATCTGAGTATGAACTCCTGAATCATTTTATTAATTATTGGATGGTTGATGTACCTGATGTGATTACTGGATGGAACATTCAAATGTATGATGTTCCTTATATCTGTAAGCGATTAAATCGTGTTCTTGGTGAGAAACTAATGAAGCGTTTCTCTAACTGGGGACTTGTGACTGAAGGTGAAATTTTCATTAATGGGCGTAAGCATACGACGTTTGATGTGGGTGGTTTGACTCAACTTGATTATCTTGATCTTTATAAGAAGTTTACTTATAAAGTTCAAGAATCTTATCGCCTTGACTATATTGCTGAAGTTGAACTTGGGCAAAAGAAACTGGATCACTCTGAGTTCGATACTTTTAAAGATTTCTACACTAAAGGTTGGCAAAAGTTTATTGAGTATAACATCATTGACGTAGAACTTGTTGACCGTTTGGAAGACAAGATGAAACTTATTGAACTTGCTTTGACGATGGCATATGACGCGAAGGTGAACTATGCCGACGTGTTCTATCAAGTTCGTATGTGGGATAATATCATTTATACTTATCTTAAGAAAAGAGATATTGTAATTCCCCCACGAAATAAAGAACGTAAGGATGAGAAGTATGCTGGTGCTTACGTAAAAGAACCGATTCCTGGAATGTACGATTGGGTTGTGAGTTTTGACTTGAATTCTCTATATCCTCACCTGATTATGCAGTACAACATTTCTCCAGAAACTCTCTTAGAAGAAAGACATCCGACAGTTAATGTTGATAAGATTCTCAATCGTAATCTTACTTTTGAGATGTATAAAGACTATGCGGTATGTGCCAATGGTGCTATGTATCGTAAGGATGTTCGTGGTTTTCTCCCAGAACTAATGGAGAAGATCTATAATGAACGTGTGATCTTTAAGAAAAAGATGCTTGCGGCAGAGCAAGAATATGAAAAGACAAAGAACAAGGAGTTGATTAAAGAAATTGCTCGTTGCAATAACATTCAGATGGCACGTAAGATTCAACTTAACTCTGCATATGGTGCTATTGGAAACCAATACTTCCGTTATTATAAATTAGCAAACGCAGAAGCAATCACATTGTCTGGACAAGTATCCATTCAATGGATTATGAATAAAGTTAATTCATACCTTAACAAGATTCTTAAAACTGAAGAGGAAGATTATGTCATTGCTTCTGATACTGATTCTCTGTATATTAATATGGGTCCTTTGGTTGAAAGTGTATTCAAAGGCAGAGAGAAAACTACTCAAAGCATTGTTTCGTTCCTTGATAAGGTCTGTAATCTGGAATTTGAAAAGTATATTGAAAATTCTTACCAAGAATTGGCTGAGTATGTAAATGCATACGACCAAAAGATGATCATGAAGAGGGAGTGTATTGCTGAACGTGGTATTTGGACTGCGAAGAAACGATATATTCTCAGTGTGTGGGATAGCGAAGGTGTTCGCTATGAAGAACCAAAACTCAAAATTAAAGGTATTGAGGCAATCAAATCTTCTACTCCTGCACCTTGTCGTAAGATGTTGAAAGATTCTTTTAACATCATGATGAGTGGAAGTGAGGACAATATGATTAAGTTCATTGAAAATTGTCGTGATAAGTTTAAAAAACTACCTCCAGAACAAATTTCATTTCCACGTTCTGCATCTGATGTTCAGAAATACTCTTCCTCTTCAGATCTTTATATTAAGGGAACTCCCATTCATGTTCGCGGAGCACTGTTATTCAATCATTACATTAAACAAAATAAATTAACTGGAAAATATTCTCTTATTCAAAATGGAGAAAAAATTAAGTTTATCTATCTCAAAAAACCAAATATTATTCATGAAAATGTAATCTCATTCATTCAAGAATTTCCTAAAGAACTCAATCTTGACAAATACATAGATTATGAACTACAATTTGAGAAAGCATTCCTAGAACCACTTAAGATTATTCTTGACGTGATTGGGTGGAAAGTAGAAAAGACAACAAACCTAGATGCATTTTTTATTTGATGGAATTGCCGATTACTGAAAAAGAATTTGAGATCATCGTTGAGGTTCTAAAGAATAAAGAACCACAACTCTATAATAAATTGTGGTCTTACAAATTCAACCAAAATAAAACTATAAACAGAAAATAATTATGGATTTCCTTAAAGACATTGTAAAAGAGATTGGTGATGACTTTACCAAGTTAGCATCAGATATTGATGAGACTGAGACTTATGTTGATACTGGTTCATATATCTTTAATGCACTGGTTTCAGGTAGCATCTTTGGTGGTGTATCTGGGAATAAAATTACTGCTATTGCTGGAGAGTCTTCTACTGGAAAGACTTTTTTCTCTCTCGCTGTGGTTAAGAACTTTCTTGATACTAATCCCGATGGTTACTGTCTCTACTTTGACACTGAGGCTGCTATCACTAAATCACTTATAGAATCTCGTGGAATTGATACTACTCGTTTGGTTGTTGTTAACGTTGTTACTATTGAAGAGTTTCGCACAAAGGCGCTCAAAGCAGTAGATATGTATCTGAAAGCACCAGTAGAAGATCGCAAACCTTGTATGTTTGTGCTAGACTCTTTAGGTATGCTCTCTACAACCAAAGAGATTACCGATGCACTAAATGAAAAAGAAGTTCGAGATATGACTAAATCTCAACTTATTAAAGGTGCATTCCGAATGCTCACGCTCAAACTAGGTCAAGCAAATGTCCCGCTCATTGTCACAAATCATACATACGATGTCATCGGAGCTTACGTACCAACTAAAGAAATGGGAGGAGGTTCTGGACTCAAATACGCAGCAAGTACGATCATTTATCTCAGCAAAAAGAAAGAAAAGGATGGAACGGAAGTGGTCGGCAATATTATCAAGGCTAAGACTGCTAAATCGCGTTTGAGTAAGGAGAACAAAGATGTTGAA